TGGTCATCCTATGCTGATGTACCATCGTATGGCTACTCCGGGAACTGGAGCTACGTTTACAGTTTCTACTGTCTCTAGCGGTGCTATCACTGGTTTGACTATTACTGCTGCTGGATCAGGATACAATGTAGGAGATATACTTACTCTGTCTGGCGGAACTACTGCTGCTACAGTTACTGTGGCTACCTTGTCTGGTACAGGCATCGCTACTGTAACTATTACCACTGGTGGTGCTGGTTATTCAGTATCTAATACTCTGACCAGCACAGTAACAACCACTGCTAACCCACACTCTCACGCTGGCTCATTCGGCTTCCAGAGGCTTGGTGATGTAGGAACAATGCCTTCGGGGTATTCTGTTGGTAACTTCGCTCCTAACTGCGCTTTAGCGGCTTATGGACGTATCTGGGCTGCAGACATTGCTGGAGATCCTCAGACAGTCTACTTTACTCGCTTACTGGATGGATCAGACTTCCAAGGTGGAGACTCTGGATCTATATCATTAAATTCTGTCTTTCCTAATTCAGATAAGATTATAGCTTTAGCGGCTCATAATGGATTTTTAATTATCTTTGGTCGTAATAACATTGCTGTTTATGCTAACCCAATCGATGTAACTGAGCTAACCTTAGCAGACTATATTCCTAATGTGGGCTGTATCGCTAGGGACTCTGTTCAGAGTACTGGTACGGATATTATCTTCTTGTCTGATTCTGGGGTTAGAAGCCTTCAACGGGTTATTCAGGAGAAGTCCTTGCCTATGCGGGACATTTCTAAAAATGTTAGAGATGATCTAATGGGTAATGTAGCTTCTGAAACAGCAGCTAATATAAAATCTATTTATTTTGAAAGAGATGCTTTTTATCTGCTATCTTTACCTTCTACAAAGTGGGTATATTGTTTTGACATGAGGGCGCCGTTACAAGATGGCTCTGCTAGAGTGACTACTTGGACTAGTTTAGAACCTAAAAGTTTTGTGGTTACCAATACTAAAGATTTATATATAGGCAAACCGGGGTATATTGGTAAATACTTTGGACATTCTGATAATTCTTCTGCTTATCGGATGCAATATTTTACAAACTATTTTGACTTTGACTCTCCTACTAGTGAAAAAATTATGAAGCAAATTGGATTAGTCCTGATTGGCGGGTCTAATCAGGTTGTGTCCATTAAGTGGGGGTTTGATTACAAAGAAAATTACTTTGCCTATACAAAAAAGCTTGACAGTTCATCAATTTACGAGTATAATATAGGAGAGTACAATATTGCTGAGTACTCTGATGGTATTATTTTAGATAAATTTAAGATCCAATCAGGTGGTAGAGGGGCTGTTTTTCAAATTGGTATTGAAATAGATATAAACGGTAACCCTTTATCTATTCAGCGCATTGACGTATATATTAAACAAGGAAAGACTGTATGAGTAACTATACAAAAGCTACTAACTTTACTGCTAAAGATACTTTACCTACTGGTAACGCAGGAAAAATTATTAAAGGTACAGAGATAGATGTGGAATTTAGCGCCATTGCTTCGGCTATATCTTCTAAAGCGGATACGCAATCTCCTACCTTTACAGGTACTCCAGCAACACCTACTGCAAGCAGTGGTACTAACACCACACAAATAGCTAGTACAGCTTTTGTAACCAGTGCTGTTACTGCTGAGCGATCTGAAACAGCTACTCTTACTAATAAAACTATTAGCGGCGCTAGTAATACTATTACTAATTTAAATGCTAGTAATCTAGCATCAGGAACAGTAGCTTCTGCTCGTTTATCTGGAACGTATGCTATTGATATTTCAGGCAACGCAGCTACTGCAACAACAGCAGTAAGTACTTCTAGTAATATTGGAAGCATACAAGTATTTACAAGTAGTGGAACATTTACTGTCCCAACAGGGATTACCAAAGTTAAAGTAACCGTAATTGGTGGAGGCGGTGGGGGTTTTGACGGAGGCGGTTCAGGTTCGGGTGGAGGAGGAGGCGGTGGAGCCTCAATTAAATATATAAGCAGTCTTACTCCGGGGAATACTGAGACTGTAACAGTAGGGGCTGGAGGCACAGGGGGAACGGGAAGTACCGCTGCTACAGCAGGAGGAAGCTCTTCTTTTGGCTCTCATTGTTCTGCAACTGGTGGTGGTAACGGAACTTCAAGTACGCCGGGGCTTGGAGGAATTGGTTCTAATGGTGATATTAACATGGCAGGCGGTGCTGGTGGAGGAGGCGGTTTTAGTATAGGAGGAGTAGGTACTTTTACAGCTTTCGGTGGTAACTCTTTTATGGGCGCAGGAGGAAGACAGGCTTTAAACGGCAGTCGCTCAGACGGTAGAGCTTATGGAGGTGGCGGAAACGCAACTGTTGGTAGTGTTACTGGAGGTAGCGGCGCTGCTGGTATTGTAATTGTTGAGTGGTAAATGAAATTTCCAGTAGTAAATAGACCAGAATATATAATGTACTTGGAGTTGTTTAGTAACTTATACTGGCTTCATACCGATGTGTTTAAGTGGTCAGCAGAAACAAAGAAACATTATATTAGAGATTTAAACCAGCTTCAATTACTACTTAATGCTCCTTTATATGGCTTAGTAGATAATGATAAGTTAGGTAGGTTTGGAGAAAGATTAGGGTTTAAATTTATTAACACCATAGTAGGACAAGACGGTACTACTAATCAGATTTATATTAGGAGTTTATAATGGGCAAGGCTATTGGAAGTTTTATTGGAGACTTAACAGGGTCTAAGGGCCTTCAAGCAGCCGCTAATACAGCGGCTCAACAACAGAGAGAAGCTGCCCTAGCGTCAGTGTTCCGTCCTGTTGGGATGTCTTCTAGGTTTGGTACATCTCAGTTTGGATATGAAACTGTTGGGGGAATACCTAGAGTATCCTCTGCTCAGTATACCGTAGCTCCTGAACTAGCGGCTATTCAGAACCAACTCTTCGGTCTAACTCCTTTTGCTGCTCAACAGGCTGCGGCTGCACAACAAGCCTCTCAACAGATTGGAGCAGGCGGTGCTCAGTTGTTTGGACTAGGACAGCAGTACCTAGCTCAATCTCCTGAGATGGCCCGTCAACAGTTCTTTAATGAACAGATGGCCTTGTTAGCTCCTGCTCGTCAGGCTGAAGAACAGAGACTAGCCTCATCTGTCTTTGGTCGTGGTCGTGCTGGATTAAACATTGGCGGGGCACAGCCTGAACTAGCCTCTTTAGCAGGCGCTCGTAGGATGCAAGAGCTACAACTAGGCGCTCAAGCAGAGCAGGCGGCACAGCAAAGACAAATGTTTGGCTCTGGTCTCATGAGTCAGGGCCTTGGGTTGTTTGGTCAGCAGTACGCTCTTCCGGGTCAGGCTCTTGCTCCGCTACAATCCTACCTTGGTACTATCGGTACTATCGAAGAGATGGGTCAGCAGCCTCTACAGCTTGGTCTTCAGATTGGCGGAGCCGCTCAACAAGGTGCTTCCGCTGCTTCGGGCTTACTCAGTCAGGCTGCTCAGACTCAATACGGTGGTGCAAAAGACGCTACTGCAATGAACGCACAAGTAATCGCTGGTATAGCACAAGGTATTGGTTCAGCTATGAAGGCTTCTGATATCAAAACTAAGGAAAACATTAAACAGGTAGGTAAGCTTACTAACGGTTTAAATGTTTATCAGTATGAGTATAAGCCAGAGTTCAAGGATAGTCCTTATGCTGGTCATGGTTTACACATTGGAGTGATGGCCCATGAGGTAGAGAAGATTATCCCAGAGGCTGTATTTACCACAGAGTATGGATACAAGGCTGTTGATTATAGTTTGATTCACTAAGGATAATATATGGCTAAGACAGGCATTTTTACTACTCAATTACTAGGATATGATCCAGAAGAACGGAAGCGTAAGAGAGCAGAGCAAGACGCTAAAGTTACAGCTTCTCTATTAAGCGGAGACCCTTATCGGTCTATTGGTTTTTCTATTGGTCAGTTGTTTGGAGCAGGTGCTTCTAAGTTATTTGGGATAGAAGACACAGATGCTAAGAAAGAGTCTGATGTTTATGGTGCTATCTCTACCGCATCATCTAGGTTTCCTGCTGGTTCTCCAGAGTACTACAGAGCAGTAGCAGAGGCTTTACCACAAACTGCTGAGTATGCTTCGTCTAGAGCTACTGCATTAGAGGCAGCACAAAAAGCAACAACAGACGAGATGACTTCTCTTAGGACAGACGCACAGTTCTATGAGAAAGCTCCTGAGCAAACTGGTGCTGCACTGGCTGATCTAGCTAGGCAGTTAGAAATCAATCCTAATAATCCTGTAGCTTTGAGAAGGTACAATGCTATTACTCAGGCTGGTATTACAGGAGCTATGGAGCAGTCTCAAAAGCAAGAAACCGCAGCTACTGAAGCCTACCGTAAGAACATAGAGTTTTATAAGAAGAACCCTGAACAGGCAGCTACTAGGCTGGCAGAACTGGCTGCTCGTATTGAGATTAATCCACAGGATGCGGCTGCTGTTTCTGAGTACACTACGATTGCTCAGGCTGCTTCGTCTGGTGCAATGGCTGAAACTGCACAGGCAGAGAAGGAAGCCTTGAGTGCAGAAAGCATACGGACAACTATAGCTAAGAACAAGAGGGAGCTTGCTCAACTTGGAGATAAGTTTGAGGCTGGTGATAGATGGAATGCTGAGCGACAAGCAGCCATAGATCTATTTGCAGCTAATAATCTAGATCCTAAGAAGCCTCTGAAAGGCGCTGCACTAGTAAATACAGAGTTAGTTAGGGCACAAAGCACAGCACTGCGTGAGCCTTGGGGTGGTACGGCTCCTAGACCAGCGGCAGCAGCGGCTCCTAAGCCAGCAGAAGTTAATACTATTAAAGCAAAGGTAGAGGCGGCTGGTCAAGTATACGATCCAGTTAATTACGAATATAGAGAAGGTCCCGGAGGAGTAATACAGCGTAAACTTAAACAAAGAACTCCTTAAGGATACACAATGGCTGAATGGGAAATTATTACACCCGGAGTAAGGCGAGAGAAAAAGGAAGATGAGTGGGAGACTATCTCTGCCGCTGTTCCTAGTAGAGCAGTACAAGACCCGATAACTCAACAGGTTAACAAACAAGCAGTTGAGAGCATTGCTGCTGCTATCCCTGCTCCAGTTAAAGAAGCTGCTGCAGCAGTGGGAGAGACTGTTCAAGAAGGTTGGGAAGCTTTACCAGAGGCAGTTAAGCAGCCGCTCAAGACTACTGGAAACTTCCTGTTAGATGCGATTGATTACCTGTCTCGTCCTTTTCAAGCAGTAGCTACAGGCGCTAAAGCAGCAGGCGCAGAGATTAAGAAGGAAGTTAAAGGCGATGAGTTATTTGCATTGCCTATCCTTGCTCGTGCTTTCTCTAAACCAGAAGCAGCTACTAAGGTTGGACAGGCTGCTCTACGCGGATTAAAGGGAGAAGAGAAGGCTTCTACTCAAGAGCTTCTAAGCGATGAGTTTAGAAAATCTAATCCTGTAAAAGCTGCTGTGATTGGTTTTGCAGGTGATGCAGTATTAGATCCTTTAAACTTAGGCAATCCTTTTAGCAAGGCTAAGGGTCTTATTCAGACAGCTACCGACAGTGTGTCTATACCCTCTCGTCTAACTGATAACGAACTATTCAGAGCGATAAACATCACAACTGGGGACACAGCTAAAGCCCAAGAACTGTACAATAAGTACAGGTTTGTAAGAGACAAGGCTACCAATGAAGGTGTGCGTAATGCTAAAGCCTTGAACAATGAGATCAAAGCACTATCTAAGCAGACTGGTATTCCTGTTAATGAATTAAAGGCAAAGATTGTACACGATATTGAGACAGGCTCATTGAGTGACGATGCTATTGGGCAGATAGAGCAAAAGATTGTTGACCGTAATCGTGATATCTTAGAACAACAAAAGGCTGCTGGGGTAGAGATTGGGGACTTAGGTGCTACCTATATGCCTCACGTTCTAACTAAAGAAGCAGATGACCTTATTAACAACGCTGGGGTTAAGAACTTCTTTGGCATTCGTCCGTCTGCTAAAAATCCTCAAGCATTGTCCAGAGAGATCGATGGCACAGTAGCAGAGATTAATGCTAAGAATCTCTACGGTTCTAATAAATTCTTTCAAGATGACCCAGCTATTCTACAAGGAGTCGCAGACTTCAGGGCTGCTAATGCAATTGCAGGTAAGAAGTTCTTAGACGATGCTAAACAGTTAGGTGTTCCTAAAGCAGAAGCGCCAGCAACCTATAAGACTGTCCCTGAAATCCCTGATGTTTCTTTCCCACCAGAAGTAGCTAAGTTATTAAACAGGTCCTATCGTGCGCTGTCCAACACTGAAGAAGTTAATAAAGTATTAAAGCTTTATGACGGTGCTCAGAACTGGTGGAAGATGTGGTCTTTAGGTATTCGTCCAGCCTACCATACTAAGAACGTAATTGGTAACGTATGGAACTCATATCTTGGTGGCTTGACTAATCCTGTTCGGTATGGAGAAGCTGGTGTCTTCCAGACTAAGCTAGCTAAGAATGATTTCAGTGGCAAGATTGTAGGCAAACCAGTGCAAGAACTATATGATGAGATGGCTAACCGAGGTGTGTTTGGTGAGGGCCAGTACGGTGGGGATATCGTCCGTAACTTAGAGAAAGAGATTCAAGGCGGTTCTCGTAATCCTTTTACCTTGTCCACAGAAAACCCTGTACTTCAGGCTGGATTTAAAGTGGGCCAAACACTAGAGGACAATGCTCGTATTGCTCTGTTCCTAGACCGTGTTTCTAAAGGCCAAAGCTATGATCAGGCTGGTAAGGCAGTGCAGAAGTACCTGTTTGACTACGGCGATGTTAGTCCGTTTGAGAAGGATGTGCTCAAGAGGGCAATGCCTTTCTACACATGGTCGCGTAAGAACATACCTCTGCAGTTAGAGGCTATTGCTCTACATCCAGACAAGATCAATAAGATTAACTTAGCTAAAGAGAATGTCCAAGCTGCTTACGGAGTGCAGACTCCAGATCCTTCAGAGGTTCCATCTTATGTAGTAGATGGGATGCCTATCTATACAGGTAGAAGCGAGGACCCTGCTGTAGTGTCAGTCTTCCAGCTACAGAACACTCTGCCCTTTGCTGACTTAGCACCGTTCTTTAAGTTCTTAAACACTACAACTGAACCATCAGCAATAGAGCGTGGTAAACTATCGCCTGAAATATCCTCAGCATTGTCTAGTGTATCGCCGTTACTTAAGGCTCCTGTTGAATTCTTAGCTAATTATGATTTCTTTAGGCGTAAGAACATTAAAGACTTTGAAGGACAAAAGGCTGATATGTTTGGGATAGAGATGCCTGTACATCTTGCTAAACTAGTATCTAACATCGTTGTCTTAAATGAAATTGATAGATTAAATCCTGCTGGGATCTTTGGAACTAGAACTAAAGATATCAAAACTGGGGAGATGACTACCACTCCTAGTATCTTTGGAACAACTAGAGAGACTCGTATGGATATGCAAGAAGACCAGCGAGTTACTCAGGCTCTCTTCGGTGTCAAAGTACTAGACTTAAACTTATCAGAAGTAGAGTTCCAGAAAGCTCAGAAAATAAGGTCTGATATCAATGCTGCTAAGGGCCTAGTTAGAAACGCATTAAAGAAAGAAAAGACAAGGGAAGCAGAAACTGCTATGGAATCCTTGGAATGGTATACTAATCAACTAGATGTTCTTGAGAAAGAACGCAAAGCTAGAACCGGGAAAGACTAACCCATGAGTGAACCAGTAACACAAGCTGCCAAGGCTGCTGTCTCTGGCATTAGGGAAGCTTTAGCCGTAGGTAAGGAGCTAGAGGCTGTTACTAAGGACATTCAAGACCTTGGTAAGTCTGAGATCCAAGCCAGAGATGCCTACCGCCGTAAGCAAAAGAAGAGACCATCAGATACTTCTGTCTTCTCTGCTGTCGAGGAGTGGCGAGGAGTATACGAAATCAAGAAGCTACAGGACGAA